TCTGATAAACTTTTTGGTGATTTTATTGTTGGTAAAATTTTATGTAATAAACTAATCCCTTCTTCTAAAAATTCTTTAGCATCCTGTTCAGATAAACCTTGAGGAGTACTTAATTGGTCATATAAAGCATAAGCCTTTGACATAGATTTATTGTTCAGAACATTATGTTTGAACTCTCTTAAAGATTTTTTGAAATCTTTCTCGTCACTATATGACTCAAGTAGATTTTTTTCGATTATGGATTTTAGGTTTCCGAAGGTCATTACGCTTAATTTTATTAAATAAATATTAGGAATTTAGTAACTTATCCAATTCTTTTGAAATTTCTCCTAAAGATTCTTGACCATGACCTAAATTAATCATTCGAGCCCCGTCAATTAGGTTATTCTCAACTAACATATTTAAGTTATTCATTCGTGATTCTGGTGTTATTTCAGCCTCACCTCCCGCCGGTGGTGGAGCTACCGTTTCCTCACCTGCCGGTGGTAGTTCTTCACCTCCACCTAAATCAGCAGTTTCAAAACCACCTCCACCAAATGATGGTGTAGGTTCTGATGTTTCAGATGATACTGCCGCGGTAGAACCTGATGTATTACCATAAAGTTTATCGATATTATCGAATAATCCTGTTTTAGTTATAACAGTTGCAGTTGCTTTAAGTTCTTCACCAACAGCTCTTTCAATTCTTTGTTGTTGTAAATCCAAACGAACTTCTTCATCTGACCATCCAAATATATGTTTTTTAGCCCATGTTGATGATGTTGCTTGAATACCATTTCCTGGGTCGGCAACTAAATCTTTGTATAATAAAACTTTTTCTTTCCAAACATCAATTTTTAATAAATCCGCCTGTGTCGAAGGATTTGATAACCCTAATGTAAAATTATCTAACTCATCTTCAAACCCAAGTAAAAATAAATGAACGATTGCAATTTTATTTAATTCCGCAATCATACTTTTTTGGATTCTATTAATAGTTCTTGCGAAACGAATATCTTGTAATGATAAATTTTTACCATCCCCAACTACTTCTTCAAATCCTAAGAACGCTTTAGGAACACGAAGAGCGGTCAATAATTTCTTTTGGATGTATTCAATATCCGCAATCTCAGAAAGGTTTGTTGCTCCCGGTAATGTTGTAATAGGGTCCGGTGCTGATGGGTCTCTAACAGGAATGAAATAATCTTGGTCAACCGCCATTTGATTAAACCTCATATCTACGTTACCCGTTTTATTATCCACTACTTGTTCTCTTTTGAATTTGTTTGCAACACGTTGTACATATGCCTCAACATCATCATCGTTCATATTACCCACAAATACTTTAAACATCCTTCTTTCAGGTGCTCTTGATGTACGATAAATCAACATTGCATCTTCTGATAACAATAATTGTTTCCATATACGCCTTGCTTTTTCTAACATAGACGTTCCGTAAGGAAGTTTCCTATCATCACCTAATAATCTAAAGTGACCAATCTCCCATGATTGGAATTCCATGTTTTTATTTTTCCAAGTAAAATGAAGTGACTTTTTATCTTTATCTACTTCATGAGTAATATCTGTAGAGATTTTTGCACTAACACCTACTTCATGACGTTCAATTTCAATTGTTGGTAATTGTTGTACTCCAACAATACCTTTCTCCGGGTCTAATTTCAAATAAATAAAGTTATCACCATACTTACAAGTGTTTCTTGTCCACATTGGTAAGTTAGTGTTAATATCAAGTGAGTTGTTAAATAAATCGGCTAATACCCCTTTTATTCTTTTTGATTCAGAATAAATTTGTAGAATAAAACCATCTTCATCTGTTGTTGTTGATTCTTCCGCATAGATATCTAACGCAGCAGAAATCTCAGGAGTATACTCCATTGACTCGTAATCGTATTGTGCAGATAACCTTGATGGTTCGTAATAGATTGCTTGGGAATATAAGTTATTCTCAACTTTCGCCCATTGATTTGTTAAGTAATAGGTTTGTTGTGCCTGTAACTTCTCTTTTTCGTATTCTTCCTTACTTTTGGTACGTAATAACTCCTTCTTATCAAACTTAAAAGTTGGATAATCTTGATTCAACAGAGAATTAGGCCCAAATGTTTGGGATAATCTCTGCCATACCGTCATATTATTTTGTTGTTCACTCATGATATAAATTTACTTGTTTCCTCAGTAATATAAATAGTATTACCCACCAAATAACCACCCATACTTTTGGTAATCATCTCTTGTCGGTCCTTGATTAATCGGGTTTTGTCTACCCATTTGAGGAACCATTGGGTTAAAGAACTCTGAAGAGTTTTTATTTTCGGTAACTGCTGTTGACCATGAGTTTAACATTGCTCTTGTATGATTGGTAACTTTCTCCAATGATTGGAATGATTTTTCCGCAACATATATTGCCATTGCTATACTCATAATACAGTCATCGTGATGCATTTTTTGATGGTCAGGTCGTCCATTGATATAAACAAACGTATTCATTTCATTATAAAGACGACTTGAATAAATTCTAAACTTATGTCTCATAGCCTCTTCAAATGCCGCGATGATTTGTACCCTTTTTGAGTTAAAATTAATTCCTGGTATTTTTTCATTTATTTTTGGGTCATACTTCCACTTATTGGTAGTATCAACTCCATCAACATATAAACCACCTTGGTAGTTCATCTCTTGTAGTTTTCTTGCGGTTGAAACCCCCATACCACCAGTGATATCCACAACACAATAAGCGTTATACATAGTACCCCATTTATACGCAATTTCCGCTAAAATATCCGGAGGGACTTTTCCAACATATTCTAATACTTGTTCTCGAGTGTCAAAATCAATAATCTCAACACTTGAAAAATCTTCGGAGTCACCACGAGATACGTCACAGCCCATAACATACTTATGTCCGTTAACCGGTTCTTTAAAAATCCAAAGACCTCCACCCATCATTTTGGCCATTGGTTCTTTAACTTGATTTTTAGCAATATCTTGCATTAAATCAGAATCAAATACGTTATCTCCAGAACCTAAGAAGTTACATTCTAACTCCTGAGCAACTTTACGTCTATCGTATTTTAATTTTTTAACCATCCCTTCAAACCAAGCAGAACATGGTTTATATCCTTGTTCAATGTAGTTTGTAACAATACTATGGTCTCTTTCAAATGGATTTGCCATTGATAGGTCAACAATAACCTCATCAAGGTTATATTCTTCCCTATTCAATAAAAAGTGAACTAAATCATGAGTTTTGACCATATACAAATCTTTAGTATATCGGGGGTCACGGTGCCAAAACATTTCAGAAATTTTGAAATCATTCATATTTCTAAGTGCTTGGTCGTAAATCTCATAATAAATTGGGTCATAACCATTTGGTGTTGAAACCACGATTACTTTACCCCCTGTAGATAGGGATGCCATACATGCTGACCAAAAGTCTCCGTCAGCTTCAATAAACGCCGCCTCATCAAAGATAAGAATGGTTGGGGTATAACCCCTTAACGCATCTCGAGATGTTGCAACGGCTTTAACTTCACACCCATTTGTTAATTTAAAATGTCGTTGTGAGTTTTTTTCATTTGAGAATCCAACTCCAACCCAACTCGGCCATTGTTCTGTAAATCCCCTAACCTTGTTTGCCATCTCCATGGATGTATCCAATTTATTAGCAATGATTAGAATTTTTTCCGGTTTAGTTTTTTTGGCGAATACAAGTCGTTTTGAGGCCCAAGCAGCGGTTACTGTTGAAACACCTGCCTGTCTGTACTTAAGGGCAATATTTTCATTGTAATTATCGTAATCCTCAATCAAAGATATTTGGTCAGGAAACAAGTCTAACGGTACATATTTCGATACCGTATTATCGTATGTCTGTAAATAAGTACGAAGTGCGTAGGGTGTATTCCTCATGCACTTCGTTACCTCAATTATTAATTGTTCTTTATTATTCAAAAGTCATTTTTGGTTATTTAGGTCTCGATATACCTAAACTACCCAAGAAATCATCTAATCCGTCGTCTTCGTCTTCATCAGAATCAATCCCTTCTTCTTCTTTGTAATCTTCAAACTCCTCTTTCATTTTGATAGCTTCTTTCATAATTTCATCAAATTTTGAGGTCGCTTTCGCCACTTTTGAAGAATCTTCAGAGATTGCGTTTCCGATAATTTCTAAAAACTCTTGGGCTTCAATTTGGTATAACAAAGTATGAAACCAGTTTATCAAACCTTTGTTTTCAGGTTCGTACATTTTATCAGGTAATGCAAACCTTATTCTTTCCACGATTTCCGGACCTATCCTCAATTGCATTGGTTCATTACTTAATGTATCAGTTTGTCCCATAACTCGTTGAGCCATCTCAGGGTCTTTAGGTAATCCGTGTCTACCTTTAGCTTCCTCTAATCCTTTGATTATTTCATGACATAAAATTGGGAAGATTAAACCAAACGCTTTAATTACTGTATCCGGAGTTTCTTCTCCTTCTTCACCTTCTTCACCCTCTTCATCATTATCCCCTAATTCAACTTTACCAGCAATTCCTTGACCTGTTTGACTCATCATTTCAATCATTTGTTCCATACTGAAATATAAGAAGTCATTGATTGCCATAATACCTAAATAATCTCTATAAAGAGATGGGTCAATTTCATCAAGTCTTGCCTTGATATCCGGTTTTTGAAAAATATAATGACCTTTTTTCGCAGCACCCTGAATGATTGCGTTGATAATATTTCTCTTATGTTTTTCTAATTCAAAGATTTCGTCTTTAGTTAAATCCTCAATTTCAAATGATGGAATTTCTAATTCATTTTCTTCTTCCTCTTCTTCTTCATCATCCTCTTTTTCAGGTTTCATTCTAAAGTTAGACGTATCAATCGGTTCTCTATTTAAGTAAGCCTCAATTTTATACCAATCAACAGGTACTTCAGATTCCTCTAACGCAGCCTCAATCGCCAATTCTTCAAGTTCATCTCTATGAGCCGCCTCAATTCTCATGATGTTAGGTAATTTTCTCATCATCTCTTGGTATATCATACCTTGAGTTTGTTGAGAACTCAAATTTTGAATACCTGTAACATCACTTAATTTTTCAGCAACTTTTTGAAATCGATTACTAACTAATCTTTGAACGTCACCCTCTTTCTTTTTCATCGCAGGATTCTGTGCATATAAACCTTCAGGACTTGCAAGTTTTCTTTCCAAATTTGGGTCCATTCTTTCAGGTCTATCCCCGTAATCTAATTGTTCTTTAATTTTCTTTGCCATTATTATTTTTCTAAGATTTGCATGATTACATCCATAATTTTGTCTTTAGCCTCCTCAGGTGATGGTCTCTTCGCCTTTGGTGCAGGATTGACACCAGGATTTGGATTTTTACCCGGATGACTTGGTCTTGTACCAGGCTTAGTTGTTGGTTTTGTTCTTGTTGGTGCAGTCTCAGTGTCTGCCTCTGTCAAATACTTTACAAGTTCACCTTTGGTGATTCTTGGAGGTAAATTTCTTTCTACTATTCTCATAATTTCGTTTTCAAGATACAAAGATACAACATTTTTTCCTTCTCCCAACTGTTTTTTTACCGCTTTTACACATCTTTCCCATTTTCTTGATTTTTTTGGACCAACTTGTGAGTGACAAATAGCCCATGGATTAGGTTTGTCTGTCTTTTCTTCTGACATACCAATCATTTTACTATCGTGATTTTCCGGTGATGTATCATCATCCATACCGTCATCTGAAGCTTGGTACTCGTCATGAGAACCTTGCTGTCCGGTATATGATTGGTCCATATCTAAATCAAAATCATCATCTTCAGACATTTCACCTTCTTTAGTAGTTACCATAACTTCTTTAGTGTTTGGGTCTTGTTTTATAACAACACCATCAACCTCACCACCTTCAGGTCCTACTTTATAAGTTTTTTTATTAGGTACCTCCGTAACTTGTTCACTAACAAGTTTACTATGTAATACATCAATTTGAGATTCTGTTAGTTTCCCAACAGTTTTTGATGATAACCCCTTTTCGATAAGTTCTAATGCTTTAATATTAACTTTCATAGACTACTTTCTTTTCAAATTCTAATACCAAATCTCTTTCATAGAGTTTGTCTTTTATTTCTTGTTCCGGAACTCCAAATCTAAAAACCATTCTTTTTTGATTAGTTTCATCTTCTGTTTCCCATGCTAACGCAATTATGTCGTCCATTGCGTCCATTACTGAAAAAAAATCGGAGTTTTGAATCAATTCCAATTTTACATCAGTATCTCTCAAAACTCCTACTTTTTTAATATATTTTAAATCAGGTGGTTGAGGGTATCCGTTAGACGGACGATTATCCCACGCTTCACCCCACACATCCAAACTATCAGAGAATATGAATTCGTAAAGGTTATCACCCTTATAATTAGGACCTAAACCGTTTACGTAAATCAAATAACTCATACTC